GCGCTCCCGGGAGATCGACTCCGACATCGGTGACGACCTGGAACTGCTGGTCCAGGCGGCGGAGCTGATCGTCAGCACCCAGTTTGGCTCCACCTCGATGCTGCAGCGCAAACTGCGGGTCGGGTTCGCGAAGGCGGGCCGGCTGATGGACCTCATGGAAGCACGCGGCGTCGTCGGCCCGTCCGAGGGCTCCAAGGCCCGCGATGTGCTCGTCAAGCCCGACGAACTGGAAGAGACCCTGGCCAGCATCCGTGCGGCCAGCAGTGAATTACATCCGAAAGGACAGCAATGAACGCTCAATGTTCCACGGAGGCCGTGTCCGACGTTCTCGCTAACGCGGGTCTCCTGCGAGGCATCGAAGTGCGCTATCCAGTGCGTGATCTGCCGTATCCGGTGGTGGCCGTCGTCTGTGAGCCAATGTTCCCGTTTGGACTGCAAGAAAAGGTTGCCGTCGCCCTCCGCTCAGCCGGCCACAAGGTGGCGCGTGGCGAGGAGTTCGGCGAGGAGTTCTTGTTCGCCTATGACGACGCCGATGTTCTCGACATGATGCGCGCCTTGGGCGTCCAGATCAGTGACACGTGACGCGCCTGTCAGCCCCAGACGAGCTAGAGGAAACCCTGGCCGGCCTGCGGGCGGCCAGCAACCCCGAGGAGAAATGAATGCCGTCGAAAACCGTCCGTGACCACCTCGCAAGCAACCCCGCCACGCCCGCTCCGCCGTCTGGCGCGACTCACATTCTGTGCTGGGAGCCGCATCCATCCCGAGCGGCACGCTGGGAACTGGTGACGCTTGACGCCCGCCCGGATTTCGACGCTATCCCGTCGGACTTCTCTTTCGAGCTGACCGTCCCGCAACTCGCCGTGTTCGCGTCCGCGCAACTCGGCGGCCCGGTGACGCTATCTTCCCGGTTCGAGGTGCAGGACGAGGGCGGGGACACGGCGGTCGGCTACTACGTCATCCCGGAGTGACCACCATGCCCCTTTCTTATGGACCAGTAACCGGCCACACCTACCAGCTCGCCTACGAATGCGGGGACCTCGACATCGGGACCGGAAGCGGCAGATTCGTCTACCTGGGCGTCGCGGACGAGGAAAACCACGAGTTCGCAGCGGACTGGGGGAAGCACGCTTTCAAGCCGCTGCCCGACGGCCCGGCAATCTACCTGTTCGAAGACGAGATCACAGACCTGCACTGAATTGACCTGGCCAGCCTTCAGGCGGCCAGCAACCCCGAGGAGAAGTAACCACATGGCCGGCACCGCGACTAACGCCACCATCCCCCCTGAGGGGATGCAGATCCTGATTGATGATCCGCTGCGCGAAAGATTCCTGGCGGCGCTAGACGCGCTGCTTGCCAACGCCAACCCCGAAAGCGTTCAGTCGGAGCGTCACGGCGATTGCGTTAACCGGTGGGTCGGCGTGCGGGGTCCTGACCACCTCATCGACCTATCCCGCGCGGATTACCTGAACGGCACCCGCCACGGCTGGTTCCAGGTCAAGCGGCTGCCCGGCGATGGCATGGCATGGTTCACCGCACTGGAAGACGGCCGGATCGAATACGCCAACAGCATCACCGACGAGATCCCCGACCAAGCCGCGCTCGTCGGGGAGATCGAGAAACTCGCGGGCCGGGTCGACGCCGACCTCCGGGCGGCCAGCAACCCCGAGGAAAAGTAATGACCGACCTTCTAGCCAAACTGCGGGAAAGGTACGCGGGACGCCGCTGCTGGGGATGTGATCATGCCCCGCATCCCGATGAGTGCCCTGTTGATGGATGCCTTTGCTGCGGGGAGGACCAATGACCGTCATGGAGCGCCTCGCTGGTGCCGACGTTGAACCGGAGGGGACCTCAATGCCGACCCCGGGGAGCCTCCCGGCCGTACCGGGCACGTCCGCTATCCCATGGTGGACCGGCGTGCCCGGTCTCGACCCGGACGTCCGCTGGGAAAGCTGGAAGTACAAGGCCGAATGCGCCGCCATCGCCTGCGCGGTGCACGTCCTCGGCCTTGACGCGGGGCGGGCGGACTGGCTGCGCGGGCAGATGAAAGCCCCCGTCAAGAAGTGGGTGGAATGGCTCGCCGGTGGCGGCGAGGCGGAACTGCCGAAGCGGACAATGACGCTCCGGCTCGTCTGCGAACGCAGCGCCGTGATCCACCCGGATCAAATCCTGGACATCGCGCAGGAACTCTGCAAGGCCGGGACGCTGAGGTAGCTTGCCGTGAAGCCCAAGCTGGTTTTCCTCGCTGCCGCTGCCGGGACCGTGCTGTACGTGTACGCCGGCAGCCAGCATGCCGGGACGGCCACCACTACAACCGCTGCCAGCCCCGGCAGCGTGCCGTCTGGGGCGCTGTCCTGCTCTGGCCTGGAGTCCTTGTGGGAGCAGGCAGGCGGGTCACCGAGCGCGGCGTTCATGGCCGCTGAGATCGCCACCGCCGAATCATCCGGGAACCCGGGCGCCACCGATGATGACGGGAACGGCACCGTTGACCGGGGCCTCTGGCAGATCAACAGCATCTGGCCCGGGTCGACGTATGACGAGCTCAGGAACGCCCAAGCCGCAGTCCAGATCAGCCATGACGGGACTGACTGGTTGCCGTGGGTCACCTATAGCTCGGGTGCGTACGAGGGTAAATGCCGACCAAGGAGAACGCATGACATCCAAAGGACCGTTTGAGACCGGGCAGGAAGCCCGCGCCGCCGCCCATGAGATCATCCCGCCCGGACAGGGCCATGCCCTGTCCGCAGCCCAATGCCGGCAGCTCATCGCACAGACATGCGCGGAGCATGGCGTCGTGCTGGGGTCGTATGACCATCAGGTCCTCGTGGAGTGGATGAGCCAGTGGGGGACAGCCGTGTGTGAGATCGTCGCGGATGCTGTGATCCGCGCCCACGAGGCTGGCCAGCGATCCACCCGGCAGGAGGATGAGTCCAGTGACTGACATGGACGAGGACATCGTATTCATCCGCACGATGACAGAAGACGAGAAGCACGAGGCGCTCATTTTCCTGTCGGGTTTCAGCCCCGATGGGTTCGCAGCCATCAGGGGCCGCGTTCTCCAGGAGCGCGAACGCCGGGCACAGCAGGAGGGGGAAACCGATGCCTGATGATGGTGTGGCCGCACTGCGCGAAAACCTCGCCCGGTCCCTTCAGGGTGGCCCGTGGGGTGAGGCCGCCGCTGTCGCGGTCCTGCTGGACTTCAAGCCGATCGCGGGAAACCCCAGGTTCGCTCAGCACGTGAGCAGAAACGGCGCCGGCTGGCATGCGCTGACCGGTGACCTCACCTGGTCCACGGCGGAGCGGTTCCTGATCGCAACCGCTGCTGGCTTGTGGGGCGGGCAGGCGTACGGCGCGGACGTGTACTGGGTGCGATTTCTGCCCGAGGATTTTTATGCGGTGTGGCAGGCGATGATCACAGCGTCCCGTACCGGTGTGCTGCCGGGCTGAGCGCGTTCTGTTGGCACCGTCCTGCCCGTTCCGCCATCATCACAGCCATGCCCACCGTCGAGCCGTGCCCCGGCAGTTGCAACGCCCGTTACCGGGAAGCCCGCGAAGCCTTCAAGCAGGCCCTCGCCGCCTACGAACGGGAAGGCATCCTCGACCCCAATCAGACCCGCCCCGAACCACCATCCATACAGCCCATACTGGGCGACCCCGTATGGTGCGGCCGGTGCGCGTCCCGTATCCGCAGCAGCCTCGCCGATCTCGATGAGCTCGCCGCGATGCTCGGCTGGGTCGCTGACGGGCACGCCACCTCCGCTGGCAGCGACGCCGGCCGCGTGTCCGGCACCGCCGAAATCATGTCCCCATCCGATGCGGCCGATGAACTGGCCGACCTGATGAACGTCCTGTCCGAGCATGAGAACGCCTACCGGGAACAGGTACTCGCGATCGGCACCCCACCGCGGCGCGGATACCTCGCCGCCACCTCCACCCAGTGCATCGCCTGGCTCGGCCACCACCTCGATGACATCCTCACCTCCGGGATCGCCGAAGGGTTCGGTGCTGACGTGCTCGCCTGGCACAAGGTATGGAAACGCCAGGCCAAGGCGGGGGCCCGGAAGCTGACGAAGCCGATGCGCTGCCCCTCCTGCCAGCTGCTGATGCTCGTCTGGCAGGAGGGTGAGAACCGGGTGGACTGCGCGAACCCTTCTTGCGGGCGGATCCTGTCCTACGCCGACTACGACGCCGAGGTGGCGGCGCAGGCTGAAGCGATCACGCCGGGGAAAGGCAGCGAACCACTGACATCGTTAGTCCCGCGAGTCGCTGCCTGACCAGGTACTGCTCCTGTGTAGTATTCGTGGTGGATTTCCATACCCAGAGCCGCCCCCTAACCGGGCGGCTTTTTTGCGTGCGCGGGAGGCTTGTGTGGATGAGGCAGTGCTGAACGTCAACGCCCTGCTCACGGCCACCGAAGCTGCCACCTGCGCCGGGGTAACCGTCGCTGCGATCTGCAACTGGCGCGCCCGGGGCTGGCTCCCCGTGGCCACCGATGAGCAGGGCCGGGAAATCCGGGACCGCCGCGGCCGGCCGAAGTACCGGCTGCTTGATGTGGCCAAGGCGGAGAAGGCGACAAAGGAGCGCGCCGAGAAGATGGCTCAGGGCCTGGGGCGGCGTGCGTTTCCCGCAGCAGCGTGACCGATAGGCTTTGACGTGGGCAATTCGCCCCCTCCAAGCCTCGCCCGATCGGTTCCGCCATGCTTCACGCTGCCCTCATCGCTGCCTGCTTTCTCATGTTCCCCGTCTTCACCGCCGCTGTGCTCCTGCTGACGGCATCCCACGAGAGCGAACCCGGGCGTGAGAGCGAACCTGAGCGTGATGAGGTTCCGGTCGCGGCCGTGCCGGCTTTCCCACTGAGATCCTGACTCCGGCCCCGGGGTTCAGGCCAGCCCCGCCCGGAAGGATCCTGCAATGACCAGCCCCACGCCTGTCTCGCCGACGCTCTCACTGTCCACCGACGCCCCCGTGTACAACGTCGGTGACACGCTGACCCTCACCGCGGACTACAGTGACGCCTCGTCCGCGCCGCTGACGCTGACGATCAGCGCGACCGCGACCGACGCGAACGGGGTGTCGGTATCCGCCACCACCACCGCGACGGTAAACACCGGCGTCCAGCTGCCGATGACCGTCGTCCCGTCCGACAGCTTCTCCGACACCTACGCCGAGGTGCCGAGCGCGGCCGGGACCGCAGTGTTCACCACCACGATCCAGGCCCCGCCCGCGTCGTGAGCGCGCTGCTCATCACGGCGACTGTGACGGATGCGTTCGGGCAGGAAGCTACCGCATCGGTCACCGTCGATGTCCTCACGGACCCGGCCAGCGAGCCGCCCGCGCCCGCCCAGGGCCTGTAAGCCGCCGCGTTCCTGGCGCTCGCACGTCCTCACCCATGTGCTCAGGCGCAGCAGCGCCAGGAACAGCGGCATCCCAGCAGCCGAGTTGCGAGAGGAGGTGAAAGCCATGGGTAATGTCACTGTCGGCCGGTACGATGACCCCGCCAGTGCCGGCTACCAGGGATGGATTGAGCCAGACGACAGGACGTGGATCATGTTCGTCGCCAATGACGGGCATCCGGTCGCGTTCCTGAACCGTGACCCGGAAACCGGCGCGGTGCTGTGACCGGCTGGCCGCTGCGGGATGAGCAGCGCGCCAGGGTCCTGGCCTTCACCTTGGCCGCGAGGAGCACCTGATGGCCAGCGGCGAACTACCGGTCTGCGCCCACGGCGTGCTCATCAGCGCCATGTACTGCGAGGCCTGTTACGGCCTTGGCCATGGCTCATGGACGCCGGGAACGGCTCCGTACTCCACGTCCGCGCCCGTGTTCCCGACGCACGTAGTGGCCGAAGCATTGCAGGGCTGGGAATGCCCGAAGTGCCGCCACGTCTTCGCCCCGTTCATGGTGGCCTGCACCTACTGCCCCGGCGATCAGGTGTTCACGAACACCAGCACGGGAACCGCGCCGCAGGCAGGCTGACGGGAGGCGTGATGCCTCTCCAGCCCGGCGGCGATTGACCTCAGGCGGCGGCCCGGCATGGAGCCGGTGAGTATCTGACCAAGATCGTTCTTACGCAAAGATGCAGGCCGCATTCGCCAGACATGGACAAACCGGACATCTGAACCTCATGGATACACAGGCTGGCGGTGACCCTCATGAACACCGGCAAGGAAAAGTGCACTGGCACCGCCAAGCAGACCGGCAAGCGCTGCAAGCGTAAGCCGGCGATCGGCCTGGACAAGTGCGCCATCCACTGCGGGCTGTCCAAGGCTGAGCGTGACCGGATCGCCGCCGGGCACCTCGCCGAGCAGGAAGCCCGCAAGGCGGTCATCACCTTTGGCCTGCCGCGGGACATCTCAGCGACGGACGCCTTGATGGAAGAGGTCCGCTACACCGCCGGTCATGTCGTGTGGCTCCGTGAGCAGGTACAGGCGATCACCCCGGCCGACCTGGTGTGGGGCATGACAGAGCAGGCCGAGAAGAATGCCACGGAGTTCAGCGGCACAGACACGACCTATGCGGCGAAACCGAACATTTGGCTGGAGCTCTACTACCGGGAACGCAAGCACCTGCTGGATGTGACCAAGGCTGCTGTCGCCGCGGGGATCGAGGAGCGGCGGGTCCGGCTGGAAGAGTCCAAGGGCCAGCTTGTCGCGGAGATCATCAAGCGGATCACCGGGCGCCTGGACTTGTCCGCGGCGCAGGCGGCTTTGCTGCCGAGGGTGGCGAGCGAGGAACTGCGCCGCGCCGCGTCCGCCATGAACTGACCTGGGAGCGGCCGTGGCGGTGACGTGGCTTGAGGCTGCCGCGGCAGAGTTCGAGCCCCCGCCAGATGACGTGTTCGAGAAGCTGGGCTTTACTCCCAACCCTGGCCCGCAGACCCGGTTCCTGTCGCTGCCGGACGAGAACATCGATGTCCTCTACGGCGGCGCGGCCGGTGGGTCGAAGAGCACGAGCCTTCTCCTGTACGCGCTGCGCGCCTGTGCCCGGTTCCCGGGCCTGCAGGCGTTCTGGTTCCGGCGCTCCTTCCCTGAGCTGCGGCAGTCGGTGCTGCGGCTGCTGGCCCGCTACCAGCACGCCCGCGCGCTCGGGGCCCGCTGGAACGAAGGCAACTTTGAGCTCCGGTTCTCCAACGGGTCGATCCTGACGTTCAGCCACGCCAAGAACATGATCGAAGCGTCCGCGTTCCTGTCAGCGGAGATCAATCTCCTGCTGATCGATGAGCGGACCACGATCCCGCCCGGTGTCGTGGACATGCTGTACAGCCGTGTCCGGTCCGGCGCGGCGGGGGTGCCGTGCCTGGGGATCCGCTCCGCGACGAACCCCGGGAACATCGGCCACGGCCGGGTCAAGGCCGAGTACGTGAAGGCCACCGAGCACGGCGCACGTGAGGTCATCGACCGGTACAAGCGGCGCCGCCAGTTCATTCAGGCCCGCGTCACGGACACGCCCCAGCTGGGCGAGGAGTACCGGCTGAACCTCGCGGGTCTTGATGAGAAGCTCCGCAAGGCCATGGAGGAAGGCGACTGGGAAACCTTCGAAGGCCAGGTCTTCCCCGAGTTGTCCTGGGACCGGCACGTGGTGCAGCCGATCGAGCTGCCTGCCTCCTGGCGCCGCTATGTGGGTGTGGACTGGGGCTACACGGCCCCGTGGGCGACCGGATGGTTCGCGCTGGACGAGGATGGCCGGGTCTGGATCTACCGGGAGATTTACGAAACCCAGGTCGGTGAGGCTGATCAGGCGAAGCGTATCCTCGCGGCCGAGGACGACGGGGAGCAGATCAGCGTCCGCTATGCGGATGACGCGATGTGGGCGACCCGCGGGGACGCGAAGCCGATCGCTGACGTGTATGCGGAGAACGGCTGCGCCCTCACCCCCGCAGGGAAGGGCCCCGGGTCGCGGGTGGCCGGCTGGCAGCGTCTGCACAGCTACCTGAAGGACGCGCCGGCGTGCCCGCATCACCGGGCGCTCGGCTGGGATATGTGCCCGAAACTGCACGTCTTCTCAACCTGCCCGAAGTGGTTCGATGAACTGTCCGAGCTGCCGCACGCGACCACAGGCGACCCTGAGGACTCCGATCCGAAGGCCCCCGACCACCTCGCGGACCTGACCCGGTACGTGCTGCTGAATCTCGACGGCGGCCCGGCGTTCCCCATCTTCGGTGACGACAAGCCCAGCCCCATCGCCGAGTTCGCTGAGCCCCTGCAGCCCCTGCACCAGTTCGCGTACCGGCCGATGGCTGATGAGCCCTCATGGTTCACCGACGACGAGGACACCGCCCGGCGGACCGTAAGGGTCGTGGATCCTGGATGACGGGGAGGTCTCGTGGCCTTCCGTGACTGGTTCCGGCGTGGCGGCGGCGAGATCGAAGAGGCGGCCACCAAGGCGCTGACCCCGGGCCAGGTTCCGGAGCGCGCCGGGTATTCATACGGCATCCCACGTGGCGGCCTCAACGAGGTCAACTCCAGCATGGGCGGGGCGACCGGAACCGACCGCCGCTCCCAGCTCGAACAGCTCTACGAGTCGTACCTGTCCTGCCCGTGGGCGTGGGCCTGTGTGAACGCCATCGCCCGCACCATCACCGCCGGCGGCCTGGTGATGGACTGGAACTCCGACACCGGGGAAGGCGACGAGAAACCCCCGGACAAGCCGGAGAACGTCCTCGCGCTCGAGCGGCTGATCTCCTGGTGCAACGCCCGGCAGAACATCCGGCAGCTGATGCGGAACGTCGTCATCGACATGCTCGTCTTCGGTGATGCGTTCATCGAGGTGACCTGGTGGGGTGAGCTCCCGGTCGCCTTGTACAACCTGGATAACCCGACCACAACCCCGCTGGCTGATGAGCACGGCAACATCACCGGGTACGTGCAGGTCACCGAATCCGGGCAGCGCGCCGAGTTCGAGCCCCGCGACGTCATCCACCTCTCCCTGGATGCGCCCCGCTCCGGGGTGTTCGGGGTGTCCCCGACGCAGGCGGCGAGCCTGCCGATCACCGCATGGCTGTTCGCCGCGGCGTGCGGGAAGGAAATGGCCCGCAAAGGCCTCCCGCCGAACGTGCACGTCGACTTCCCGGCGGGGATGCAGCCGGGTGAGATGAACCGGTGGCGGGCCCAGTACCAGGCGCAGAACGTCGGCCCCCGCAACATTGGTGTCCCGGTGATGACCAAGGGCGGCGCCCGCATCGCCGAACTGCAGGCGGGGAAACTGCCGGACGTCCTGGCGTTTCTGGACCAGAAGCGCGACGAGATAATAGCCACCTATGGCGTCCCCCCGTCGAAGGCGTCGATCATCGAGTCCGGGAACCTGGGTGGCGGCACAGGTGAAGAGCAGGACATTTCGTACAAAGTCGACCTCTGCGCCCCGATCGGTGAGCTGATCCTGGAAGCGTTCAACTTCTCGGTCAGCAGCCAGGGTTTCGGGATCGAGAACTGGCGAGCGAAGTTCCGCGAGGTCGACTACCGGGCCTCAACGGTGGTTGAGACCATCCGGGACATGCGGCTCCGCAATGGCGCCTGGGTGCTGAACCGGTACAAGGCGGAGATCGGCGAGCCCTCGGTCGACGGGGGCGACGACGCCGTGCTGGTCGACCGGCAGAACCTCGTTCTCTGGTCGGACATGTCCGCGATGAGCAAGGCGATGATCGCCAGCAAGGGCGCCCCGGCTGTCGCGGCCGGGGAGACACCACCGGGCGGTGAGCCGATGGCCCCGGGCGCCCCGGATGCACCCGGCGGGCAGGACGGCGAGGACGGCAAGCCGCAGGAGTCGCTGCTGGCCACGCAGATCGCCCGCTACCGGGCCCGTGTCGCCGAGGCCCTGGCCGTCACGCCCATCACCGAAGCCTCGGGCGGCACGGCAGCCGATGTCTATGACCAGCTCAGCGTTAATTTCCCCGCGTCGGCTATCGCCTGGGTGAAACCGGCGAAGTGGTCCGGCCCCCGGAAGGTGCTGGTCAAGGACGTCGACACGTCCGGCCGGGACAGCTGGGACGCCTCCCACCAGCCCGGCGAAGTCGCGGTGTTCACCAGCAAGCTCCGCAAACGGCAGCGCAAGGACCGGGAACTGAAACCGGTCGTGCTGGTGAAGCGGCCCGGTGCCGGGAAGCTCCTGATCGCGGACGGGCATCACCGGTTCCTCGCCTATGAGAAGGACGGGCAGGCGTACGTATGGGCGTACATCGGCACGGTGGGCAGCGAGCACGGGAAATGGGACGAGCTGGCCCTGTCGCAGAAGCGGGACAAGGCGGCATGACTGAGCACCAGAGGTCGCGCCTGATGCCCGAGGTTGGCCTCCCTCCCGGCTTCGTCCCCCCATCGGCTGCGCTGGCACCGCCAGGGGCAGCCCGCCGCGACCCGGCTGCCCTTCTCGCCGCTGTCGCCGAGGCCCTGAACGCTGCGGAACGGGCCGGCCTGATCATCGCCAGCCTGGACCATGGGGCGATCAAAACCCGCGCTGGCTATGTCGTCCCGTTCGGCACAGCCCAGCTCGGCTGCCGGTGGGTGGCCCGCTCCCGCATCCCCTACGACCCGGAAGGCGGCGAGGGGTGACGGCGGTTCAGCCGCCGAGTACGCCTGCCTTCACTGCTGCCTCACGGTCCACGGGTGGCGCCCGCACGTAAACCTCCAGGATCACGACGGCCATCTGCCAGTCAGCCGACTCGGGCACCTCGTGCACATTCTCCGGGTCAAGGATTCCGCCCGTCACATAGCGGACTGTCTCATGCGGCAGTGTGACCGGCACGAATCCCTGACGGGTGACCAGTTCAAGCAAGTCGTTGCGCATGCGCTGCCGCAGGTACTCGCGGAAGCGGTCCGCCTCCCATTGCTCCCGGGGAACGGCCTGCCCGACGTAGGTGATCTGGTCCCAGTAGGAGTTCGCCGCGTCGGCCAGCGCCCGCGCCTGGCTGTCGCTCATGTGGACGGTAACTCTCCAGTCCCGTGCGGCGTTCATGACTGCCTCGGCTGCGCTCCGGACATTCCGCCTGTCGTTGAGCATGGTCACACCATAGAGCGGCAGCGAAGGGCGGTGAGCGCCAGTGAGCGGTGATGTCCTACGCGATTACATCGCGATCCGTGACGCCGATGACCCGGACCTAGCTCGCGCGCTGATCGAGAACCGGCGGCTGAGGGCGGAGAACAGCGCACAGGGCACGCAGGTCCGCCAGCTGACGGCACAGAACCGCGCTCAGGCCGCAGAGATCAGGGCGCAGGCCAACGAGATCGGGCGGTTGCGGGGAGCGGGCGGCAATGCCTGACGAGCCGCACCTGGACGGCGACACGGACGCGCCTGTCGTCGCGCTTGAGCCCGACACCCTGCCGAACCGGCCGCTGACGGCCGAGGAGGCCTCGCCCTTCCTCGAAAAGGAGATCGGATAGTGGCCGAGATGGCCCCCGTCGTTGTGCCCATTGAAGCCGACCCCGGCAAGCTCATCCAGGTCGCCCGCATCCTCCAGAAGCATTTCGGGGCGCTGGCCGATGACCTTGAGGGCCTCCGCAGTGGCGAGCCTGCCGAGCCGCAGGCCGAGATCAGGGAGAGCGTGCTGTGAAGCCAAGCGTTGGGTGCGGCGTCCACTACGTTAGCTACGGGACACCCGCAGGCGAGTACAAGAGCGAGTGCCGCGCCGCTGTGGTCACGGAGGTTGGTGCGGTGTGGGTACCGGCCGGCGAGGAGGTCCCGCCGGGGACGCCCGTCAGCCTCGCCGTGCTGAATCCGGAGGGGATGTTCTTCAACCGAGGCGTCATGCAGCATGACGGCGACGTTGGCCACGACCACGCGGGAGACGAGATTCCGGCCAGGTCATACCCGGGTGGCACCTGGCATTGGCCGGAACGGGTGGAGTAGTGAAGCACTGCCCGGTGACTGGTGAACTGGTCGCCACCTGCGGCTGCGGGGCCTGCGACGAAGACGACCAGGACGGGCCCGAGCTGGACGAGGACCGCTGATGCTCGCCAAGATCATTGCCCTGGTCGCTCACGAGATCGTGACCGAGTACCGGAAGCTCGACGCCCCGCCTGCTGTACCCGCCGAGCCGCCGGCAGCACCGCAGGCCGATGAGATGCCCCGCTACGACACGTCATCAACGCTCAGCGCATCCACCGAGCGTGCCGGGGCCTGGGACCACGACACCAAGCCGCCAGTGCGCGCGTTCGGGTTCGGGAAGGCAGACTAGGCTCGGGTCATGAGTCATGCTGGGCAGATCATCGAGGACTACTTCCAGCGCAAGGGCCAGCCGCGCGACTCGGCGCTGGACGCGGCCTACCAGTTCGAGATGACCATGCTGCGGGACATGCTCTCACGGCTGGAAGTCATCCTTGACGACGAGGGCGTCGGCCCGGATACCCGCGAGCGGGTGATCCGCTGCATGCTGTACGGCTCCCCGTCACCCGCCGCGGCCGAAATGAGGATGCGGCAGGAGCAGGAGATGGTGGATCTGCTCAACCGCACGTCGCTGACAGTCCACGTTGACGGCATCCATGACGGGGAGTTCGGCCAGCTTCTGGCCGAGACGAAGCGCGCAAGGCGCAGCGCGAAGCCTGCCGGTCTCAGGCCAGGTCCGATCGCCAGCATGTTCTTGCCGGATGGCGGCAAGTGAGCTATCCCTACGACCCCGGGCCCGCCTGTCATCCGTCCGGCGAACCGTTCAGGAACATCTTCCCGCGGCGTCCCAATTGCCGGTGCTCGCTGACACCAGCAGACGAACCTGCCGACGCGCTCTACGCCATCCTCCTGTGCGGATGCAGGATCCGCATCAGTGCCGAGATAGCGAACGAGCCGGTACTGCGCTGCCTCTATCGTCATGGCGGCATAGCTGTCCCGTTCGTAGTGGAGACCGAACCGCAGTAGCCGCGCTGGCAGCGCCGTGATCGCTTTAAGCGCGCTGGATCTCCGGCAGGTACCTGAGCGTCTCCCGGTCGAAGATCCGCATCGTCCCCCGTGTGATCCCGAGTGACGTCTTCACAGGCGCCCCGGCGAAGTTGGCTGGCTGGCCGATCTCCGCCCAGTCCGCCGGATGCAGGAACACTTCCGGGTCAGGCGGGTAGTACCGCGTCCAGACTTCTTCCCAGGTGAAGTTCATCGTCCGCCACAGCGGGTGGCTCGTGTCGGGCACCATACGCTCAGGATGCCAGCGGAGGGCAGGTGAGCGTGACCCCGTGCCCGTCGCTCCCAACGGCCTATTGCGCGCCCGGTCAGCGGGTCTACGCCGGGATCATCCTCGCGCTCAAAGGCGAGCAGGTCGCAGACATCGTGGAGCATCCGTGGCTGGACGGCCGGACGGATGTCCTAATCGTCAATCCGGCCGTGTTTGACCTGCCCAAATTCGAGCCGGGCGACTTCCGGGTGACCGAGGGCAGGTGGCCGTGGCCTCGCCCCCTCACCTGTTCTGCGACATCGACGGCGTGCTGGCCTTCCAGCCCGAGGGCCTGATCCTCGCGATCAACGCCCGCTTCGGAACCTCCCATCTCGTCCCCGAGGCGACGACCTACCCGTTCTATGCCACCCTCCCGCCACGGCAGCAGGTGTGGGCGCAGGCGAACCGGGCCCTGATCGCCGCGAACCTGGCCCCGGACACGATCGCTGTCCGCGCTATCCAGAAGGCGGCCAAGGCCGGTATCCCGGTCACCATCTGCACGGAACGCCCCCCGGTCATGGAAGCGCTGACCCGCGCTTGGCTGGCTTACTGGGGCGTTCCCGGCGCCGATGACGCGCAAGTGGCCGGGCCGGGCGGCAAAGAGGTGCTTCTGGAGCCGTACGGGGACACCGCGCCCGCCGTGCTGATTGATGACAAACCCGGCAACGAGGCGCTCGCCCGGCCCGGCGTGCAGGTGTGGGTGCCCTCCCGGCCATGGACGCCGGACGGTGACCCGCCAGCCGGTGTATGGCGGTTCACCGACTGGCGGGACGTTAAGAAGAAGCTCAAGCTCTAGCGTGATCGGCGCCTCCGCCGCTGGCCCACCGGGCCGCCCACACTGAGCCAGCCACGCCGGCCCACCCGCCTACCCGCCGACACCCACGGGCGGCCACGGCCATTCAACGGCACACTGCCCCGGATGCGAATGCCGCCGACCCTGAACGAGTCGCTGATCCTGAGTCCCATTACCGGTCACCTTTTCCTGATGCCTTCTATGTGCTCGCGGTATCTCGCGAGCGCCTCGTCAAGAACCACCTTGAGGGAAACGCCGCGATGTTCGGCCTCTGCCCGCGCCCACGCCGAAAGCTCGGCGGGCGGATGCCAGCCGAGCATCGGGGTCTTGTGCTTGTTCGGCATCAGCGCTCGTCGGGGATGAGGTCGCGCGTCGCGATCGTGGTGCGGTTGCCGTATGGCTTGTCCCAGCGCACGTCGACCACGAGGCCGAATCCGCCATTGTCCGGCAGGTATGGCCCGGCCACGATGGTGCCGCTGCGGTTGATCAAGGTGTTGTAGACGCGCTGCCCGACCTTCATTCCGTCTCCCTCGCTAGGTGGTAAGCACCACTCTAGCCAAGGTGCTAACCACCGTCAAGCGACACACGGAGGTCAGCGTTGCCGACCCTCCGGGATGCCGCCGCTGAAGCATTCGCTGCCGGCTGGGTCCTGTCGTTCGCCCCCCTCGCCAGCGACTACAAGCCCCGCGCCCTCGCCGCCATCGAACTCGCCTGCGAACGGCCCGACGACCCGGCCATCCTCGAAGCCACCCTCCAGCTAGGGCACCTCGAAGGCATCTGGAAGACGGTCTACGACCGCCGCGACCGCCTCGTGGCCACCCACCTGAAGCGGATCACCGCCGCATGGAACGCGATCGTCTCCGGCCTGGACATCGGCCAGCTCGTCACCCGGTTCCGTTCCGCCGCCTACCTCACCGATGATGCGGCCGAATCGGAACTGGACGCGCTCACCGCGCACCTCGCCGAAGGCCGCCCGATCGGCGCCTGGCAGCCCCGCCATATCCCCGGTGCCGTCATGGCCGCGATCAGTGAGGACCTCACCAAGAACCTCACGATCACGGAGTCGGTGAACCCGCACCGCCAGTTCTGGCGGGACACCGCCATCACGGCCGCCCTGGCCTGGCTGCGGCAGGTGTACACCGCAGACGGCTATAACGAGCTGGTCACCGCGGTTGAGGACGCGATCCGGGCCGGGATGGCTGAAGGGGAAGCCGGGGCCCTCGCTCTCGCCGCCAGCAAGCAGGGCAAGACGGGGTTTGACATCGCCGCCGCGTTCAAGGCCGCTTACGCGAAGGCCGGGAAAGGCTTCCGCATCCCCAGCCAGGCCCAGGATGTGGTGACCCGGATCATCGACGGGGCAGGCGGGGACGCAGGCCGGAAACTCGCCTCCCTCGCCGGAAACGGCGCGAGCAAGGCGGACATGGCGGATGCCGCCAGCGATGTCGTGAGCGGCCCGGATGTGCCGTCCGTGACTACCTGGACGGACTGGGGAATCTGGGCAGCGATGGGGGCGGGGGCACTAGACCTCTACGCATCCGCTGACGCCCAGACCGTCCAATGGATAACCGCCGGGGATGCGAACGTCTGCGAAAGCTGCCAGGACAACGAGGACAACAGCCCGTACCCGGTCGGCGAGGTGCCCTCGTATCCCGATCACCCTCGCTGCCGCTGTTATCTCGACTCGGACGATCCCGGGCTGTCGGCTCAGCTCATGGCCTATTACTTCGGGTGAGGCTGACTGCGGGGCCTGCCTCCGCCAGCACCTTGGCCGGGCAGCGACTTCCGCCACTCCCGGATCTCTTCGAGGCGCCCGGGGAGCCAGCCGGGAATGGCGCGCTCGTCTTCCTCGCCGTCCCCGATCCACGCATCCGGCTGGGGGAACGGTGTGGGTGAGTTGCGGTAGCGGTTGCGCCACGTCGCGACTTGATGGCGGCTGACGCCGAGTCTGCGGCCGATGGCGGCTTGCCCGAGGTAGCGGGCTGGCTCGCTCAGCACCGGTTGCACCATGAGTCGCGCGTGTCGTTGTGCTCGCCGCGCTCGTGGGCCTGAAGCCGCTCAAGATCGCGCTGGGCGTGGCCCGCAGCCACATACGCGCGGCAGCTGCGAAGGTTCCCGCCCATGCTCACCATGATGCGGCTGGCCTTGTGGATGATCAGCCAAGGCGTACCGGACGAGTCTTCGCGGTCGAACGCCCACACGCCGTCCGCCGTCTCGGCACCCCAGCACTCGGCCTTCTCGGTGACCGCTGTTCCGCGGCGGATGAACCGCTTGTGCATCCGGGTCTTGATGATCGGGGCGAGCGGAGTGCTGGTCTTGGTAGCCATGGTGGTCACCGTCCTGCGATGAGGCCGGGGATGCCGGGGCCGGCGAGGTGAGTGAAGGTGGTCAGGGCGTCGTCGCCGTCCTCGGTGCTGACGGCCCAGGTGTTGGGGCCGGTGGTGTCGACGCCGGCGGGGCGGCTGGTGCGGGGGGCGGGCTGCGGCTTGGCGGCCTGCATGGCGCGGAACTTGGCGCGGGCGGCCTGCTCGGCGTCGCTGATCTGGCCGTTCACCAGGTTCGTGATCCAGGCCTCGTAGCTCTCCACTGCCGCCTCCTTACCTC